GGAATCAAGCCATAAGGTCTTAGTCTTCGTTCCATTCACGCACACCATTGAATTGCTTGAGAAACATTTAACCAAGAACGGCATAAGTTGTGACGTGATAAACGGGTCGGTGAACGTGAACAGGCGCACAGCCATCGTCAAGCAGTTTCAAGAACACGATAACCCCAAGGTGCTAATCATCCAACCACAAGCCGCATCCCACGGGTTAACCCTGACGGCGGCGAACACAGTGATTTGGTATGCTCCATGCACCAGCGTAGAAACCTACCTACAAGCTAATGCCCGTATAGACAGGCCGGGGCAAGTGAACAACATGACAGTGGTTCACATCAAAGGTAGCCCCATCGAGAGAAAAATATACGACATGTTGCGCAACAATATAAAAAACCACATGCAAATAATTGATTTGTACCGACAAGAAATTTCTTCTGAAACAGCTTGACAATGTCCAACATTGTGATAAACTAACTTTCCCGCAAACAATTGGAGTTCATATGAGCGATGAGACGCAAGGGGATAAGGCCCCTCAAAAAATGGATGATATGGTTAAAGCCTACATTCGTATCAGAGATAAACGATCAGAAAACAAAAAAGAATTTGAAGAACACGACAGCAACCTCGAATCACAAATGCAGTTGATATCCGATGAGATGCTCAACATGTGTAAAAAAATTAATGCCGACAGCATTAAAACAAAGTATGGCACGATCATGCGTTCAGTTAAGTCACGGTATTGGACGAATGATTGGGATTCAATGTACGATTTCATATACGAAAACGACGCATTTGGCCTACTGGAGAAACGACTTCATCAAACCAACATGAAAGACTTTCTTGCAGAGAATCCCGATTTGCTCCCCAAGGGTTTGAATTTGGAGAGTGAGTACACCGTGGTAGTTAGACGTTCTAAGGAAACATAAACATGAATGAAATTGAGATGAGCCCCCAAGAGACAGATTTTGACATCGAAAGAATTTGTGACTACAAAAGTTTGGCAGTGCGTTATGCGTTGCGCTACTTTGAAATTTTTCCCGCAGAAGATCACAATCTTTTGGAAGCGGCTGGACAGATTTACGAATTTATCATTGGAGAGAAAGCATGAGCAACATTCAAATGTTCAAGGAAGAGTTACCCGATTTCTTGCGTAACGCAGGTGTTAGTGAACTTACAAAACAACTTGCTGGCAACGGCACCGCAATTAAACGTATCGTCCCAAAGAACGGCATCTTTCGCAAGGTTGTCGGCGGTGAGGAGATGGGCAAACTCAAAGGTGATTTGAACGCTATTATTGTTGGTGCTTCCCCCAAAGTCGGACGCATCTTCTACGCTAAACAGTGGAGCCCCGATGCAGAGCCAACCGCACCAGATTGTTTTTCTAACAATGGACAAACTCCTGACCCGGGCGCGGCTAACTCACAAGCAAACCGTTGCGACGAGTGCAAACAAAACATCAAGGGTTCAGGCATGAACAACTCTAAAGCTTGCCGGTACTCTCGCCGACTGGCTGTTGTTTTGGAACATGATTTTGATACCGCACTGCAAGGTTCTGTGTACCAGATCAACTTGTCTTCTAAGTCTTTGTTTGGTGAAAGCCCTGCCGACAACACCCACATGTTTGAAAACTACACTAAGTACTTGGCCAACAACGGCAAGAGCTTGGACTACACCGTTACTCAACTGAGTTTCAACGAAGACAATGACAACCAATCTCTGTTGTTCACACCCCTGCGCCACATCAACCAAGCGGAATACGACGTTACATCTAAGGCAAGCGCGGACGTAAGCACTCAAAAAATGGTGACTATGACGCCTTACCAAGCAGATATGAGCGGTAAAACCCCGAAGCAGTTGGAAGCCCCCCAAGCCCCCCAAGCCGCCGCTGAAGACGTGGAGCCAAAGAAGCGTGAGTCTAAGAAAGCCGCCGACCCAATTCCAAAAGAGGATTTGGATTCTGTGTTGAACGAATGGACGTCCAAGGATTAATATGACCTACGGTTACAGCCACAATTTGGTTGAGGCAAATAAGAACGCCGATCCCGAATCTTTGGGCGTAGCTTTTGGTCGTATGTGCATTGAGTTAGGGATTCCTGCTACTCGCGTAGCGGAGGAATTGGGGGTGAGCCGCATGACGGTTTACAACTGGTTTTGGGGTGAGAGCACCCCGTCCCGCGAAAACTCAGAGCAAATCAAACTCTTCATGGCCCGCTACAAAGAACATAAATAACAATGTCATCATTTGACCTGCTAGACGCAGTACTGCCCTCAACCGGTAGATATTGTGTGGTAGGGATTGGTAGCTACGTAGATCAACGGTTCGCAGACACAAGGGGACAAGCAGAAACAATCATTCAAGAATTTAGAGACAAAGAGATCAATGTTTATTTTGGTTGCTCTAAATTTGGACAAGACGACAATCGCACTCAAGGTAACGTAACTGCTATTAGAGCGCTGTGGTTGGATATTGATTGTGGCCCTACAAAGGGTGTACCTAACTCGGATGGGAAAGTCGAGGGGTATATTGACCAGCGTACGGGATTGCTTGAACTCCGAAAGTTTTGCGGTGCGGTAAATCTGCCTCTGCCGATCCTTGTAAATTCCGGAAACGGGATACACGCATACTGGCTTCTTGAAGAAACACTGGGTAGAAAAGAGTGGAAACCACTTGCCCAACGCCTCAAGGACTTGTGTGTTGAACGCGGCCTTATCGTAGACCCGTCGGTCTTTGAGGAGTCAAGGATATTGCGTGTCCCTGATTCGCTGAACATAAAGCCAAACAAACCAGTTACCTCGGTTTCTGTTATGAACCCCAAAACCAACCGCATGGCATATGCGCAGGTTAAAGAAATACTGGGCGTGACAGAAGAACCCAAGGAACCTGAGTTTGCACCGCCATCGTTAAGCCCAATGATGCTTGCTTTACTTGGGAATAAAGTAAAGAAATTTGAAACCATTCTTACAAAATCAGAGGCGGGTGAAGGATGCGCACAACTGCTTTACTGCAAGAATAACCAGAATGAAGTATCGGAACCGCTGTGGTTTTCCGCTTTATCTGTCGCTGCTTTTTGTTCTGATGGGGACAAGTATGCGCATGAGATATCCAAGGAATACACAGACTACAACGAGAACGAAGTAGAGCAAAAACTTAGAAGCCTGAGAAAAAACGGTGGCCCGCATAGCTGTGCTGTGTTTGAACGGGAAAACTCCAAGGGCTGCGAAGGGTGTCCTAACAAGGGAAAGATAAAGTCTCCGGTGGTGCTTGGTATTGAGATTGCCGAGGCTAAAGAAGGAGACAACGTAGTGGTCGTGGAGAACAACAACTCTGCGGTAAAGGTGGTGATACCTGAATACCCATTTCCGTTTGTGAGGGGTAGAAATGGCGGTATCTACAAAAGACCCGCGAAAGAAGATGAGGAAGCAGCGCCTGTATTAGTCTATGAACATGACTTGTATGTAGTCAAGCGTATGCGTGACCCCGGCGCTGGGGAAGTGGCGTTGTTTAGGCTGCATTTACCGCACGACGGCATAAAAGAATTTGCGATTAGCACAGCTGTTATTTCTTCGGAGGATGAATTAAAACGGCAACTAGCGCAACAAGGGGTTGTAGCACACAAGAGTCAGTACAAACATCTGGCTACTTATGTAGTTATGGCAATCAAAAACTTACAGTATGAGAAAAGAGCAGACATCATGAGAACACAATTTGGATGGACAGATAACGACAGCAAATTTATTTTTGGCGACAAAGAGATTACCAAGGACGGCACGTTCTATTCTCCACCGTCGGCGGACACAAGGCTTATTGCGGAAAAGATTCACGTCAAAGGTTCGTTTGAGGAATGGAAACGGGCTTTTAATATGTATAGCCGACCGGGTCTTGAGGCGCACGCATTTGGTGCTTTGACTGCATTTGGTGCGTTGTTGTTTAAATTTACAGGTTTGGACGGCGCGATCATTAACGTCATTCACCCCGACTCAGGCACGGGCAAGTCAACAATCCTGCGCATGTGTAACAGCGTGTACGGCTCACCAAAAGAATTGATGGCGATTGATAAAGATACAATCAATGCAAAGATGCTTCGTCTTGGTGTCATGAACAATTTGGCACTCACCATCGACGAGATCACGAACATGAAGACCACAGACTTCTCTGACTTTGCTTACGGTGTAACACAGGGTCGCGGCAAAGATCGGGTGAGGGCTTCCGAGAACGCAATGCGCATCAACAACACAAAGTGGCAGAATTTAACTTTGGCGTCGGCGAACGCTAGCTTCTATGAAAAACTGTCGGCGCTCAAGAAGTCCCCGGACGGTGAGAACATGCGGGTATTTGAATACGAGATTGAACCCAACGAGATCATCAGTGTTGCCGAGGGCAAAGAAATATTTGACCACGTGTTAAATGAAAACTATGGACATGCTGGAGAGATATTTATTTCTCATCTTGTTAACAATCTGGAGAGTTGCGTTGCATTACTTTTGAAGGTGCAGGCCCGAATTGACAGGGATACGCAAATCTCCGCAAAGGAACGGTATTGGTCTTCGATTGGCGCATGTAACATCGCCGCCGGTTTGATATCTAAAAACTTAGGTTTGCATGAATATGATATGCCCGCTATATATGGCTGGCTCACAAACCGAGTGCGAACTACACGTATAGAAGTAAAGCGCCCAGAGATTACCCCCGACTCAGCTATTGGCGAATTTATGAACGCCTATATGCAAAACATTTTGGTTGTGAACGGTAATGTTGATGCTCGTAGTGGTTTGTCGGCTTTGCCGTTGCAGGAACCCCGTGGAGAATTGCTGGGGCGTTATGAGCCGGATACAAAGCAAGTGTTTATTCCAGCGGCGCAGTTCAAAGAGTTTTGTGTGAAGTCTCAAACCCACTACAACGGGCTGCTAAAACAACTTACTGAGATGGGCGTATACAAAGGGCCAGTCAACAAGCGCATGTCCAAAGGTATGAAAGTTGCTACACCCGCGATTCGTGCATTGCATTTTGACGTGACAAACATGGATTCTTTACATCTTGATTTACCCGAAAATGATAATCGAGAACCTGACGTACAGCCTTAATTGGGAAAAGTTTCGGGTGGGGCAATCTTTCTTTGTCCCCTGCATCGACCATGTGGCCGCAAGAGAAATGCTGAAGAAAGTGACTCGCCGACTGCGTACAAAAGTCGAAACCAAAGTGGTGGTGGAGGACGGCATAAAAGGCTTGCGCGTCTGGAGAGTTTGAGATATAATGTCCCCACTAGTAAGCAGTTGCTAGTACGCTCCTTTATTGGGCATGTGCCCTTTTATACCCCGCCTAGTGCGGGGTTTTTTTATTTCTTACCAAACTCTTTATCCATTTGCTCAATGATCCTATCGTATTGCCCTTCAAAATTTTTGTCATAGGGTATACCTTTTTGAGCATACTTCAATG